TAATGAAGATATTAATGAAAATAATAATTTGAAAAATAAATTATTAAAAAAGCAATTATATTATGCAAAAAAACGGGAATTAGAAAAAATACAATTATTAAATTATAAAAAAAGATTAGATGAGGAAAAAGAAAAGATATTATCAATAATAGATGAATTATCAAGTATTAATAGTTATGAATATCAAAATAAAAATACTAATCAAGAAATTCCAAATTATTTAAAAAATAATATAAATAGAAATTATGAAAATAATTATACAAATTCACAAAATTATTTTAATCAAATAAATGAAAACGAAAATGAAGCACATAATATAGATGAAAATACAGAATATTATAATATTAAAAGAAAAACAGATAAAATAAATGAAATTGATGGAATATATATTGAACCTCCATTTAATTAAATAGTTAAAAATATATTTTATTTAATAAATATATAAATATTAATGAAAATAAATATTGAATTATTATTAATATCTATAATAATTGGTATAGGACTAATATATATATATTCACCAAAACCAGAAATAATATTAAAAATGCCTAATGATTCAAATGAAATTTATATTGATACACATAATGTATGTTATAAATATAAAAAGACATATATATAATTAATTATTTTTAATTTATATAAACTTATAATTTTATATTTTAAATTATATATAAAATTAATATATAATTAAAAAAATGGAAAATATTAATAATTTAAGTAAATTTGAAAATATTGAATCTTTAAATCTACAACCAAATCAATATACTGAATTTAATATTTATAAAGATTTTGAAATTAAAAATTATTTAGAAAAAAATTTAAATAATAATAATATAAATAATGACACAGATACAAATCAAGATATTAATTCACAAATAAATACAATGACAAATTCATTACCATTTATAAATGATAATATAAGAGCAAATATAAAACTGAGTATTGAAATTTATAAAAAAATAAAATGTTTTGATCGTGAATATATTCATAAAATAATTGAAAATAAAAAAAAATAAAAAATATTTTTATTAGAATATAAATATATAAATTAAAATGAAAAATGAAATAAAAAATAAGAGAATTGGTCATGAATTAGTATATAATTGTATAATAACAATTATAATGGCTTTTGCAATATTATGGATAATATATGTATCTATACCATATTCACATTATAATTTATATTTTTTATAAAAAATAATTTTAATGATCCAATAAGTTTTGTATTGAAACAATATTATTATTAATATTTACTGTTTCAAGAATAGTAATAAAATTATTATTAATATTTGGAAGTAATCCAACAGATTTTAATATATCTGTTCCTAAATTAATTTTTAATTCCTTATCTCTACCATCATCTTTTGCAGTTAAATCAGGTCCTTTATTTATTTCCATAACCATTGGTTTTAAATCTTGATTAATAGCAACATCAACTCCATATAATTGAAAACTAACACCAAATGTTTTTGTACCAACAATAGTTTCATAAGTTTGAAAGACAAATCCTAATTGTTCATAAATTTGTGAAAAAATAAAATCGGATAATTTAATATGTGGATAAGATTCTTTAATATATTTTTCTATTTGAGTTAATTTTCTATTTTTATCATCAAGCCATTTTCTAAAATCAAAATGTGTTAAAGGATTATCAATATAAATTTGTCTATCAACATAACCAGTAGTAATATTTTTTTTAAAAGATGGATCACCAGGTTTAAACAATTCAGGTGTATAATACATAAAACCATCTTTATAAATTAGTAATTTTATATTTGAATAATTATCTCTAATAACTAAAACATATACTCTTAAATTAATTTTTCTTCCAGACACTAAATAAGGATCTTGTAATAATTCTTGAACTAAAATATATTTATCTCTTGAATTTAAAATAGTATCTAATTTAGTATGTATTTCAATACCTTCTTGTCTCTGATAATTATTTTTTGTAATATAAATTTTATTGGGATTATATTGTTTTTTAAATAATTCAACTTCATTTAAATCAGTCAAGTCCCAACTATATGGAAGCATATTAGATGCAATTTTAGGACCATATTTTTCTTTTAAATATTTCCAAAGAGCTAATTTTGAAACCATATAATCAGTATTATTTAACATAAATATTCTAACTGAATCACCAAATTTATTATTTAATATACCATTTTTTTCTAAATCATTAATTTCTTTTTCAGTAGTTTCATAAGAACATGGAACAATTAAACAAGCATTTTTAATATCATTTGTTAAAGTAAATTCAGCTTTTTTAAGTGAATCATAAAAACAATCATCTTTTATAAAATTACATGGTAATCCATAATATAATTTATTTGAAATAATTTTTTTAAAGGAAATTTCATTTGATTTTAAAATAGAAGAATTAATTTTAAAAGGCTCAATAATATTATGAGAATTAATTCCAAAATTTTCAAGTGTTTTTAATCCAATTTTTTCCAAAACTATTGGATTTATTTTATTATATAATTGATCATTACATATTATAGTTTCATTTGGTGTACTTGTAATTTGTGAATTATTTGATGTATTTAAAATACCAAATGTATTCATATCTGAATTAAATAACATTATTACTATTATTATTATAATAAGAACAAATACAAAATTAGAATTCATATAAATTATAATTATATATTTATTATAATTTAAAAATAATTTTAACAATAATCTATAATTTTATTATAAATTATATTTTTAAAATATAATAAATATATATAATATATCTATAATATACAAATGAATGAAAATGAAAACACATTTTGGAATTATTTTATGATAGTCGTTCTTATTATTATTATATGGCATGTTTTTTTTAATAATAAAGAAAATTTTGGAGGAATATTTTCATTAAATCCAATGCCTAATTTATCAAAAATACCAAAAGAATTAAATTCAGAAGATAAATCAAAAATAATTCAAAAAATTAATAGAATTGATAAAGCAATGATTGATTATAATTATTTAAATTCAAATGATCAATATCAAGATTATGCTAAAGTAGTTAATCAACCTATAAATCAATATGCAATGACATCATTAACTAATACAAATCAAGAACAAAATCAACAAATGTATAAAAACTTAAAACAAAATTTATTACAAGATGATATGTATCCAAATTTATCTTCAACTAAATCATTTACACCAAGAGAACAAGAGGTACAAAATATATCAGAAATGCCAATATCAGAATTAACACCTAATACAAGATCATTAAAATTAATGAATCAAGTTGGATTTATTGATGGAGAAAAAGTAGCATGTAATTTATTAGGTGTTGATTCTGAAAATATGGATGCATACAAAAAGAAATTTTATTCAATGTATGCTCACCAAATTCAATGTCCTGCAAAATGCAATATGGATTCAACTGGTATGAGCAAAGGTTGTGGCATGGGTTCTAAATGTGGTTTACAAAAAGATTGTTCAAATATTAATACTGAAACTTCTATTCCTGATACTTTTGCTCTAAGTTATCTTGCACTTGATAATGCAAATAAAAAACCATGTGTAACCTGTAATTTTAAACCCATAAAAAATCCATTAAATAGAGAATGGATGGAAAATTTTTCATATGATAAATTACCTAAAAATGTTAAAATAGCTGATGAAGAAAGATTAAAAAAAATGAATATAACTGATGCTAATGTATCTAATTATGTAAATTTTGAAAATAATGTTTATCAAGATTCTATTGGTGTATCTGCTGCTGATAAAATTAATGAAATAAGAACATGTCAAGATGCTAATGGAACTTGTTCATTAAAAGATTATGGAACATCAATTGCTAATGCATATGATAAATTAACTGCAAATCCTGCATATACTTCAAGAAATTCATGTGATCCTTATCAATTAACTGGTATATTAGAAGATGCTGCATCAACAGATATGTATGCTAATATTAAATAATTATACTTATTATATTTTTAGTTGAATAAAAATAAAAATTATAATTCTACATTCTATACCCTTGAAAATTTTAATATTTTGGATAAAATATTAAAATTTTTAAGATTTATTATTTATAAACAAAAATATTTTTGAGATTTGGAGTCTAAATTTTGAAATAATAATAAATTATTTAACACAATATATAGTATAAACTTATATGATAATTATATAAAATATCTATAAAAATAAATTTAATATTAATAATAATTATAAATATTAAAAATCATTTGGTTCTTCTAAAATATTTAAGATTTAATTACTATTTTAATAAAAGTATAGTTTTATTACAATATCAAAAGTTAGTATAATTTTCCTAAATTATATAAGATATTATTTTACATTTTAGAGATTTCTTATTTAATTTTCTTAATAGTTTCTTTATATATACTATATTTCTCTTATATCAGTTTATTAGTAAATTCTTATAGGTTTTATTTCTACATTTTAATTATTTTTAAAAAATAATTTGTATATAATTTATTATAAATTAATTAATTTTTTATAATAAAATTATGTAGTTTTACAATAATTTATATACAAATTATTATAAAAAACTGCATTTTAAATTTTTAAAGATGTAAAAAAAAATTGAAAAAAAAAAAGAATGGATAATAACAGTAATTTAGTAATAATTTAATAATAAAAATGAACAACAATATTTATAGATATAATATATCTGATGTGTTTAATATTCCTAAAGATTATACTTTAGAACAACTAAAAGATTCTTATGTAAAATTAGTTAATAATATTTTAAATTCTGATAGAATAAAAATAGAAAAAGATATGTTAATTAATCAATATAAATTATTATATATAAGAGGCAAAGAACTATTTATTAAAAAGTTATCAATTGAAACAGATATTGAAGCAAATTATAATATTAATAATACAAAAGACTATTCTCTACATAATAGATTAAAATATAAGAATCCAAATATAAAATTAAATGATTTATTTTATAATTCACTTCAAAATTTTGATAATGTATTTAATGAAATAACAAATAATTTTGAAAATAGATTATCACCAGTTCAAAAATATTCATATTCAACATTTTACAAGTCAACAACAAATTCAGATGGTTCACAAACTATTATTGAGTCAAAATCAGAATCAAATAATGGTGATAAAAAAAGAATTATTAATGCTTATAAAAAAATGCCTGATGGTAAAATAATACCATTTACAGAAGATGAAATTAAACAAATTGATAATGATATTAATAATAATAATAATTATAAATATATTAAAAATGATAATAAATAAGTAATATTAATAAATAAGTAATATTAATAAATAATTAAATTAATTTTTATAATAAAAATAATTGAAAAATATATGTTATATAAAGAATTATTAGTATAAATAGAATATAAAAATGCAAAAACAACAAAATAACATTAAATTTAATAATGTGAATAAAAATGAAGTAAATAGATCAAATGAATTTACAAATATAAAGAGTTATTTATTAGATTATTTATACAATAAAATAGAATTAGCAGAACATAAATATACAATAGTAAAAAATATAAGTGATTTATATGATTTAAAATCAAAAAAATATTACATATCTGCAAATTCATGTGGAATAAATTCAATATTAATGTTTTTAAAAAAAGATGGAGAATATCTATCTTATATAATTGATAGAAGAAGTATAAGTTATAATAGACATAGTTTAAATAAATCTCAAGTTAGAATTACAGAAATTAAAATATCAGTTGATTTAAAATTATATGATGGTACAATATTTGATGGAATAATTATAGATTCAGATTCAAATATAATATCAAATTCTAATGATAAAAAATCAAATAAAATACAGTTTATGATTACTGATATATTTCTTCTTGGAGGAGAAAGTTTAATAACAAAAGATTATAAAAAAAAAATGTATATGGGAGTATTAACATTAGATAAATTAATATCAAATATAAAAAAAGAAAATAATATAGAATTACATATATCAAGACCATATGAATTAAATGAAATAAAACCGTTATTTAATGAATATATAAGTCCAAATATAAAAAATTATAATATAAAAGGAATAACATTTTATCCTCAATTTTCAGGAACAAAAATAATATATATATTTGATAAACAAGATGATAAATTTAAAACAGAATTATTAGAAGGTTTAATGATAAAAAATACATTTAAAGAAAATAATGAAATAGATAATAATTTTGATTATTCTGATAAAAAAAGAATATTTAAATTTGAATTAATTGATCCAGAATGTGTAGATGATATTGTATTAAATTTAGAAATGGTAAAAACAAATATTTCTGATGTTTATAAATTATTTGGTATTTTTGTTAATAAACAAAATAATAATGTTATTTATATTAAAAAAAAAATTGGTATTGCTTATATACCAACATATTTATTGTCAATAAAATGTAAATTATATTTTTTAAATAAAGAATCAATAATTATGAGTTGTTATTTTAATACAAATAAAAATAAATGGGTACCAATTGATGAAGCTACAATTCAAAAAATAGATATTATAAATGAAGAAAAAAGATTAAAAATAACAGAACAAGTAGTTGAAATTGATAATAATGAATATATTAAACAAAATGAGATGTATAGTACAGATTTATAATAACTATATATTATTAAATTAATTTAGTTCTAAAGAAATATTTTTTATAATTAAAATTAATAAATATTAATTGACTTCAATAACAATAATTGAAATATTATCAGTGGAACCTTTTAATAAAGCATAATTTGCAAGTTCAATGGCAATATTTTCAGGATTTGATTTATTAAGTTCTTTAATAATTTTACCAATTGATTCTGATTCAATAACATCCCATAATCCATCACAAGCCATAATAATATATTTAGTATATTTAGTAATTTTTTTATAATAAATATCAGGCTTTTGAGAAATATATGGAGCATTATCACCATCACCAAAAGCTCTTGATAGAGATAAATCACCAATTCTAATAACTCCTTCTGAATCTTTATAAATTTCACCACCCATTTTCTTTAATCTTATTTTTTCTTCTTTATCATCAGGTTTATGATCACGTGTAATTTGTTTAGATATTCCATTAGAATAAACAATTGTTAATCTAGAATCACCTAAATTAACAATATTCATGTGTATTTCATTATTATATTTATACATAAGATTAAGAAGACATGTAGAACCATTAGAATAACCAAAATTATTTTTTAATAATTGATTTTGAATAATTTGAAAAACTTTATTATGATAATTTTCATCAAAAGGTTCAGAAAAATTTTTATTTAAATAATAATTAGAAATATTTTTTTCTAAATAATTAGAAACATATGGACCACCATGACCATCATAAATACCAAAAAAATTAATTTTATTAATAGTATTATCATTTTCATTTATATTTAATATAATATTATGTTTATCTTCATTTGAAACTCTACGTCCTTTAATAGATGTAAAATATATTTTTAATTTAATCATTTAATATATAAATTATAATATATTAAAAATTAATTATAATCAAATAATATATCTGATTCATAAACACTAGAACTATTTAAATTATTAGAATTATTTAAATTATTAGAATTATTAGAATTATTAGAATTATTAGAATTATTTAAATCATTTATTAGAATATTTATATTGTTTGAATTGTTATTAGAAATATTATTATTAATATCTAAAGTATTTAGCCAAATATTTTTATTATTAAATTTATTTTTAGAAATATTAGTTATATTATTAGTTTTATTATTAGTTTTATTATTAGTTTTATTATTTATAGTATTAGTTATACTATTAGACAATGTATTTAATTTATTAATATTATCATCTGAATTTATTGTATATTCAATATATTTATTATTAATAAAATTAATTTTATCATTAGATTGAATTAATTTTGTTTGAATATTATTTAATTTTAATTTAAAATTTATAAAAAATAAAACAAAACCAATTGTAATAATTATTATATTTAAAGAATTTAAAATATTTTCAAGAATATCTTTATTTATTTTAATATTTGATTCAAAATTTATTTTTTTATCAGAATTATCTTTAATATATTTAAAAATGATTGGTATAAAATTTATATTAATATTTGTATTAGAAATATAATAATTAAAAATAGTATAATCATTATTTTTAGTATTTTTTTTAATATCTCCATTTTTAATTAAATTATTTAAAAAAATAAATGTAATTTCTATTTCATTAAGTAACATACTATGAATTATTAAAGGATAATTCATAGTATTAATAATATTATCTTCTTTTTTAAAATTATTAATTTCTAATGGATTTACAAATTCTTCTAATATTTTGAAAATAAAATATTTATTATTAGAAGTTAAATTTGAATTTAATATTTGAAAACTTAATAATTCATTTAATTTATCTTGATAATTTATAATTCCAGTATCAATATCTTTATTAATAATTGGTTTTAAAAATTTGTATAAGTAAATTAATAATAAATTTGAATCTAATATTGAATTATTACAATAATTAAATAAATAAGTAAAAATATTAAAACCATTTGAAAAATAATTAATAATATTAGGATTATTTGATATTATATATTCAATAATTATTGTATTTTTTTTCTCTATACATTTAGTTATCAAACTAAAATCTTTTTTATTTGAACTAATTTCAATTTCATTTATTATAAATAATTTTGCTGATAAATTTAGTTCATATTCAATACAATATTCAATTGGTGAATATTTGTTATCATCTAAACCATAAATTATTTTAATATCATATTTATTTATTAAAAAATATTTTAATATAACTTTTAGTAAATCAATATATAAATATTCATTATCATATTCAGTAGAAATTTTTTTTGGAATATTTATTAAATATAATGAAATTGAATCAATTAAATAACTTTTAATACTAGAATTTAAATTAAATAATACATAATCTAATATATTTATTTTATTATTTTTAATACATTTTTTTATAATATTTGTAATATATATTTCATTTTTATAGTCTTTTATATTAAATAATGTGTTTTCTTCTTTATTAAATTCCAAAATTATTTTATCCCCAATATTAATATCGATAAGTTTATTAACAAAATCAAATTCAATTATATTAATTTGATTTTTGCTTATTATTTTAAGAGCAGAAATTTTTGTTTCTACATTCATTATTTTATTATCTAATAAATTATTAAAAATATAATTTAATTTATCTTTATTATCAATAGTTTTAATATTCTTAATAAATTTAAGCCATTTAAAACCAAGTATAAAGTTTTGTTTTATTAAATTTTCAGTAATAAAATTAATTAATACATTGTTAACTTCATAATTTTTAACAAATTTATTTCTATAATATAATTGTTTTACAATATTATTAAATAAAATATCTATTTGTTTATTATTAATTTTTTTAAAATTATTATTTATTATAGAAATTAAACTATTTTTTCCACATATATAATTTAAATCTAAAAATTCATTTTTTATATCATATATTTTATTAAATAAAATATGTATTTGTGATGAATCATTATCAAAATAATACATAAAATGTTCTAATGATTGTTGATTTAATAATAAAATAGTTATTTTAATACTCTCAATAACCCAATCATTCACTAAATCAAGTTTCATAATTAATTCTAATATATTAGATTTATCAACTTGATTATATTTTTTTTTAGTACAATATGTTAAATTATTAAATCTAATATCTTCATGTATACATCTTGTATCATCAATAAGTATTAATTCTTCATGATTATCTTTAATTTTATAATAAATTTTAAGTAATTTAATAACACGTGGAATAGTTTTTATATATATTTTAATAATATTTGAAAAATTTAAATAATTATGAGAATAATATTTAAAATATTTATCTTTAAATTTACACTCACAATCTAATATTCCAATAATACTCATAAATTTATTAATTAAAAAATTAATTTGTAATTTTATAATTGTATCATAGTCAAATTCAAAATTATTTTTAATATCAAAATTATTTTTATCCAGTTCTTGAAAATAATTTTGATATTCCTTATTTTCACAACATTTACATTGTGATCTAAAAAAAGGATTAAGTAATATTAATTTAAATAAAATATTATAAATTGTTTTTATTCCTCTATTAAAATTTATAAAAGATTTATAAACACTGTTTTTATAACAATTTTTATTGCATTTTATTTTCTCACAATTATTTAAAGAACATAATTTAATAATGTGATCATCCGAATATTTAAAAATAGTATTTGAATTATTTATACTTTTTTTAACTTCCTCTAAATTATTTTTAATAATTCCCATATTTATTTTTGTGTCATTTTTATTATTATTTTTTTTTAATTGTTCATTAATTTCATCTTTAAATTTAAAAGTTTTTATTATATTTTTTGTTCCCATATATTTTTCATATATTTTATCTTGATATTCTGTATCATAATCACTATTTTTTATATTATCTATATTTGATATATTTGATATATTTGATATTTCATCAGTACTTTTTAATTCAGAGTCATTATTTGAATTTGAATTTGAATTTGAATTTGAATTTGAATTATTAGAAAGTAAATTTATATTATTTGATTCAATAGTTGTATAAATTGTATTATTTTTATTTGTTTCTGTTTCAAATACAAAATTATTAAAAAATATATTATTTTTATTAGTCATTTATATTATAAAAAATTATATTTTTTAAATAAATAAAACCTATTGATAGAATAAATTAATAATTATATTTTTAATAATATATATTATGTCAAATTAATTATAAATTGCCATATAAATATCTTTATTAATTTTAATATCTTCTGAATATTTTTCAATAATACTTTTATTAAGTATTGGTATTTTATTATATTTTATAGGTCTATGATTACCTTTTGAAATATCATTAATAATTTCATTTAAAGAATTATTTCTTGATGAATAAATTGTTCTATGAAAAGAATGAATAAAATCAGGATTAGATTTTATTCTTTCAATATGAGAAGAAAAATCTAATCTTGGATGAAGATAATAAGGACATTCTTTTGACATACATGCATTATTTAACAATTTATTATTTGGATTTATTTTATAAATTGAATCAAATGTATCTTGATTAACATTAATACCTATTTTATTTGCATCATTAATTATAGATTCAATATCCATTGGTAAAATAGTTTGATGTTCTTCTTTAAAAGAATTAAAATATCTCTCAGATGCTTGTAATTTATAATTGGTAATAATTTCTTCTCTTAATTTAGAAAATTTGATGCCAATTAATTCATTAATCACCCATTCTTTTGAATCATTATATGATTCAATTGATGACATTCTATCTGCAGAACCCGTATGTTTAAGACAATGAGTAACAAATTGAAATATATTTTTATCAGAAATATCATAACCAATTGTATTAGTAAATACTGTTAAACCTTTCCAAGTAATATTTCCAACTGAACCTCCATTCCACTCATTTTTTAATTTATCAATATTTAATTTAATATTTAAAGAATTTGGATAATTAAATTTTGTTAAACGAATTTCTTTTTCAATATATTTTTTTGTTTCTGAAATTGTAAATCCATGTTTATAAATAGAATTAAAATCAGGAAATATAATTTGATCTGATAATTCATTTATATCTGATAATTCAAAGCATTCATTAATATCATTTTTATTTCCAATAATTCGTCCAATATATTCTTTCCATACATGAGTCATAACTAAAGCAATTTCTTCTGATGTTTTATTCTTTGCAGATACTAAAATCATTAGTAGTAATTTAGTAATAGATTCACATTTAATATTTTCATCTGGAATTTCTGTAACAACAGCCCTATTTGGATCTTTCCATAATTTTTCAATAAAATCTTCTAATTTTTTTCTACCCAAATATACTGATGTTGTATTACATATTTTTTGTATAGTTATTTTTCTCCATTCAGAATTAGGTTCAGATAATAAATGACCTAATAATCCAGATAATGCTCCTAAATGTGCATTATGATTTAATGTAAAAGGAGTTTTTTGAATAGAATAAGTACAAATAAGTTGAAATAAATTTGAACAAATTATTGGTTTCATAATTGTTGCAATTTCTTTTTCAAATAAAGGTATTACACAATTAATTTTTTCTGATAATCCATTACCTGTTTTAATTGTAACAATGCAATTATTTTTTTCATATTCTGTTAAATCTGTATTTGATGAATTATCAATTAATTCTTCAATTGTAGTAGTAGATATTATAGAGCAATGTTTTGCAACATTTTTAATTTGTGTAACCCATGGATTAATAGTGGAAGCATCTGTAATATTTAACATTACACCATTACCTGTAATTCCAATATTTTGAAGAAATTCAATTTTTGAAGTTGTATTTCTTAATGTTTGAATAAATTCTTCTGAACGAAGAATATCTAAAGTATTATCTAATGTTATAACACAACGTTCATTAGATTCAATATTTTTTAATAAAGGTAATGTTGAATCTAATATTTTAATAAATTCTTCTTTATCTCTATTAAAATCTTCATCTGTATAAGAACTTAATTCATATGCTTTTTGTGAATATTTTCCAACATAAACACCTTTAAGTTGTTTTGCTAGTTCAATATTATCCATAAATTGTAATTTTATACCAGAACCCAAATCAGTAACAATTTTTAAATAGGTTTTATATTGATATGTTAAAGTTTTTATTTGTTTATTTTGAATTCTTTCTGTAAAAGTTTTCATAATATTTACAATAGGTAATTGATTTACATAATATGTATACATTAACTCCATTTTTTCTTTAGTTTCTAATGAATATTTTTTAATTAAATTTGTATTATTAGATAATTTAATTGAAATAATTTGTAATTGACCCACCCATTGAGAAAACATTTCAAGCAAGTTACTAAATGATGGTTTTTTATTTATTTCAAGTTGATAAATATCACCATTTGATTCAAACCAATTTGGAATTTCATTTTGTTTTGAAATTATTACCCAATCTCCAGTATTAAATTCATTAGTGGAATTGGAAAATGGTGTAATATTCCCTTCACATGGTAAATGTATTTTGGAAATAATTTTATTAAATTTTTCAATATTAGCAAATTCATTTGTAATTTCTTCATCTGTACAATTTTGAGACCAAAATAAATTTGGAATTGTTACACTACCTGTATGTAAATTTGCCTTTATTGATTGAGAAATAAATACTGGAAAATTTTCTGTTAAACCAAATACATAAAATTCAACATTTGTTATTGGTTTATGAAAAATGTTCATTTTATTATTAAATCTTGATTCAAAAGTTGAATGATTTGAATCTTTACCATCAGTAATAAAATAAATTCTTATTAAATCATAATCTTTATATTTAAAAATTTCTTTTTCTAATTCATTTAATCCTGCAATTATATTTGTTCCTCCAGATTGAAGCATATATAAAGGTAATGTTTTACCTGTATGTCTAAATGCATTATTTGAAAATAAAATAATACTTGTGCTACCATTTAATTTTTCAACAAATTTATTCCAACTTTTTGCAATTTTTGTCCAATATGAAATCATTGAGCCTGATGAATCATATAGTAAAATATTATGAATATTTGTTTGTGTAATTGTTTCTTGTTTAATTTCTGGAACTTTAAAGAAAAAGTCCTGATCAAGTTCATATATAGTAAATGTTATATTATTCAATTTTTTTTATAATATATTTGCATTAAGAAAAGTATATAAGGTAAGATATATAATTTAAAAATAATAAGTGCATTTAAAAACAATTTTATATATTAAATATATAAGAAGACTTATTATTAATTAAGTATACGAAGATAAATAATTATAAAAAATATTATAAATAATAATTTTTAACCTTATAAATAGAAAAAAATAAAAATTAAAAAAAACTAATGCCTTTATTGTAAAAAATAAATTTATTTTAAATAACAAATATAATTATACTTATTATTATAATATTTACCTTTGTCTGATTTACTTTTTTTTAAATGTTTATAATATAATATATATATTATAAATGAATATAATATTTACCTTTGTCTGATTTACTTTTTTAAATGTTTATAATATAATATATATATTATAAATGAAAAAAAAAACATAAAAAAAATAAAAAAAATAAAAATCAAAAATTAAAAGCTAAAAATAAACTTGTTGTTAATTCTATATATGAAAATATTAAAAATGAACATAAAAGTTTATATGTTTCATATCAATTTAAAACTAAAAACCAAAAGTATACTCTTAAAATAATTTTAGAAGCTTGCGTTTATTTTATTCGTATTTCTTGTTCATTTAATAATTTTAAG